GCCGTTCGCCGCCTCGTCCGCAGCGTCCGGCCCCTGCTCACCGGCAAAAGCGACGCCGAGCAGGACCGGCTATGGGACGCGAAAACCCTCGAATGCTTTTCCGCGCTCAAGGCCGCGAAGTTCACCGTCGAGATCCCCGCGGAAACCCCATGAGCGCCGTCGCCGAACTCCGCGAGTTCATCACCTCCACCTGGGCCGACGGCATCCGCGATCGCGCGGTGCAGAACGTCTGGGAATTCGCCCGAGACCACATCGTCTTCACCCCGAAGATGGGCAACATCACCGGGCCTTACGACCCCGACCTCACGCCCTACACGAAGCTCTTTCAGGAAGCGATCACCAGCGACTTCCGCAACATCCCAGAGGAGGACTGGTGGCTCCGCGGCCTCGCGGAAAAAGGCCAGCGGTGCGACGAAGCCTTCGTGGTGAAGAGCTCCCAGTCCGGCCTCACGCAAGGCGCGCTCAACGGCACCATCTACCTTCCCCTGCACGCCCCGGGCCGCCTTCTCTACGTCCTCGACAGCGTCCCGAAAGCCAAGAAGGTGGCGCTCACCCGCGTCATTCCGTTCCTCCGCGAGCTGTGCGGATCAGTCATCGCCGACGAGGCCGATCTCAACGCGACCTTCATCGAGCTAATGGACATGATCATGGAGTTCGGCGGCTCCTACTCCTCCGGCCTCTTCAGCGAAAAGCCGCTGAAATACGCCTTCGCCGATGACGTCGAATACATGGTCAGTCAGGGCGGCGCCGCCGGCATGCTCGATGGCGTCCACGTCATCGATCACCTGCGCTCCCGCTTCACCACCGCCGACGAATCCTTCCTCGGCGTCTTCTCCAAGCCGAACCTCGAAAGCTCCGAGTTCATCGCCAACGCCCTGGCTGGTTCCCAGCATCGCTACTACGTCCGCTGCCCGCACTGCGGCACCCGCCAGATCCTCGAACCGGAAAATCTCAACTACGATCACAAAGGCTGCAAAGACCTCGCCGGCCGCTACGATCTCGACGCCGTCGAAGCCCTCACCACCTACCGCTGCGCCAGCGCCGCGCACTGCGAGATCGAGGAAAAGTGGAAGCACTCCATGAACGTCGCCGGCACCTGGCTGCCCAAGTCCCGCGAGGCCCGCATACGCGACGAAGATCCCGCGCTCGTCCCGCGCCGGCTCTCCATGCAGATCAGCGATCTCTACTCCCCTTTCCCGAAGGTGAAGTGGGGCATGCTCGCCCGCATGAAGATCGCCGCGGAAAACAACCCCGCCGCGTTGAAGCATCTCACCACAAACCATTTTGCCCGCCCCTGGCGCGAGTCCGCCATCAGCCTACGCGCAGACAACATCCGCGCGATCTGCGCCGGCGCGCTGAATCCGCTCACCGGCAAATGGTGGCCCGACGACTGCGACCACGAGGGCAAGCTCAAAGTGCCGGCCTACCGCCGCGGCGAGTGCCCCTTCCGCCCCGTCGCCGTCACCGCCACCAGCGATGTCCAGGGCGACAAGTTCAAATGGATCATCTGCGGCTGGCAGATCGACGGCACCTGCGCCGTCATCGAATACGGAGCCTCCCTCGGCACCTTCGACCTTTACGAAAAGATGATCGACCCCCGCGCCCATGATGGCTCCCCGCTCCTCTCTCTCATCGATCCCGACCGCCCGCTCATCGCCGAGCATGGCCTCGTCGATTCCGGCGCGTTCACCTCGGCGATTTACGATTTTTGCATCCGCACCGGCTGGGCCTGGTATCCGTCGAAAGGCACCGGAGGCATCGAACTCAACGGCCAGATGGTCGCCGGCCGCCCCGACTTTTACGAAGGCACGCCGATCCTCCGCTACCACTACCACGATCACGCCCTCAAGACCCTGCTCTACAACGGCAAGATCGCCAAAGCGCACGACAGCAAGTGGCCGCAGCCCCGCCTCTACCTCCCCCACGATCTCACCGACGACTTCATCCTCGAACTCCTCTCTGAATCCCTGCAGCCGAAGCGCACTTCCGGCCGGGCCGTGCGCATGGAATGGATCCACAACTCGCGCATCGGCCCGAACGACTGGGGAGACGCGCTGAAGATGCAGTTCGCCCTCTGGCAGATCGTCGGCCCGCAATATCAGGGTGCCGCCGGCCTCAACGTCCGCCACTACGAGCTAAAGCCGCCACCTCCTTTGACACCCGCCGCCACCTCGTAGCGTGGAGCAGCCTGGTCAGCTCGTCAGCCTCATAAGCTGAAGGTCGTGGGTTCAAATCCCACCGCTGCAAGATTTTCTCCCGCGCCAGTTCCGCCGCAAGGTGGCGACAAGACAGGGATGGCCGCAATACTGGCGAAAGGCACGGCCCCGCAAATTGCCACGCGGTAAAAGCGACACGAGCCCCGCTGGAGTCGAGCAGGCAATGGAACGCGGGAGCTTTGACACCCCACCCGCGGCAATGGATGACGCCATTCTCCTCCGCACCGCCGACCGCAACCTCCGCCGCAAGTTCGCGGCGGACATCCCGGGGCTGATCACCTTTGCCGACGGCCTCGCCACCGCGAGCAAAGCCAGCGCCGTCACCATCACCAGCTCCAACTTCGAGGGCGGCGGCAGTTCCGGCAACGTCACCATGCCCCAGGAGATCTGGCTCGCCGCCGCCGAGGAACTGCTCGCCGATCCCACTTTCAACCCGGACGCGGTCGGACGCCGAGCCCCGCGCCTCATCATGCCCGACTACTCCTGCGCACAGGTATGAGCCGCCCGAAAAAGCGCAAAGTCGCCGCACCGAAAGCGGGCCAGCCTCTCGCGGCCAGCGGCGGCGGCGGGACATGGGGCAGCTTTTACGAGGCCACGGGCTACTCGACCTCGCGCGCCTACAAGCCCTTCTTCGCGACCGACAGCAAGCATACGCTGACCAGCTTCAACCGCCTGCGCGCCATGTCGCTCGCGCGCTGGGCCTACGTCAACATCCCGGTCCTCAAGGCCGGCGTCGATCTCATGGCCCGCCTCACCGTGGGCACCGGCTTCGAGCCGCGCACACCCGGCCCGCTCGGAAAGCTCTACGACTCCTACTACCTCGCCCGCGCTCGCGCCATCGGCTTCATGGCGGGAGAAAGCATGGATGAGCTGCTCCTCCACGACTGCCGCGCCGTCGATGTCGATGGCGATCTCGGCTACGTCATGACCGAAGACGAAACCGGCGCCGCCAAGCTCCAGGTCATCGAAGGCCACCGCATCACCACGGGCGACACCACCGACGAGCGGTGCGTCGATGGCATATGGGTGGATACCTTCGGGCGAAAGGCCGGCTACAACGTCGCCCTCCCCGGTGGCAAAACCGTCCGCCTCGCCCCGCGCGATTTCCTCTACCTGGCCGAGCGCAACCGCCCCGACGAGCTGCGCTCGATGACAAACTTCGTCCACGCGCTCGCCCCGCTGCAGGACCTTTACGAGATCCTCGGCTTCGCCATGACCTCGGCGAAAAAGAACACCGAGATCGCCGCGATCATCGAAACGCAAACGCCCAACGATCTCCCGCTCGGTGCCCCGCGCGGCATGACCGTCCGCAGCGCCGTCGCCGCCAGTGGCGACCAACCCGCCGCGCCAGCCGTGCAAGTCACCTACGAGCAGGTCACCGGCGGCGGTGGCAAGATCCCCATCCTCCGCCCCGGCGAGACCTTCAAGAGCTTCGCCCACGCCCAGCCCTCCCCGACCATCGCCCAGTGGAGTGACTTCCACCTGCGCGGCATCTTCGCCGGCTACGGCCTGCCCTTCGAGATCGTCCTCAAGCCCGAGCTGCTCGGCGGTGCCGCCTACCGCGGCGTGCTCGCCATCCTCCGCCAGCGCCTGCAGCAGCGCCGCAACAACCTGGTGTTTCCCAAGCTCACCCGCAGCCGTTTCTGGATTCTCTCCCGCGGCATCAAACGCGGAGAAATCCCCTACGACCCGGCGCTCTTCCGCGTGGAATGGCAGCCGAAGTTTGTGGACATCACCGTGGATGCCGGACGGGAATCCCGCGAGCGCCGCGCCAACGTCCTCGGCGGGCTCGACACCTTCACCAGCTACGACGCCGAGAACGGCAACGACTACCTCGGCACCACCCTGCCCGCCCGCGAGGCCGAGATGGCTGCGCAGTGCGAAGCCGCCAAGCGCCTCGCCGAGAAATATCCGGGACTCGGATTCTCCGCCGCCCTCGCCCGCATCGCCCTTCTCACCCAAGGCGCGAGCGAAGGCAACCTCGCCTCGGCTGCACCGGTGCAGCCCACCCCATCTGACGCATGAAAACCTTCGCCCTCACCTCGCCCATCGCCCTCATCCGCCCGCCGCACTTCGCCGCCGCCGCCGCCAGCGCCGCCGCCCTGCTGAATAACCCGCGCTTTGCCGCCCGCGCCGACGACGACGAGGACGAGATGTGGTGGGAGGTCGAAGACCTTTACGGCGCGCCACTGCCCAAACCGGAGACCGTGGGCAAGACCGCCATCATTCCCATCAAAGGCGTCATCACCTCCGGACTGCATCCCATCTACCGTGTGATCGGGTTCGCCGATACCGAGCAGATCGCCGGCTGGGTCCGCGCCGCCGCCGCCGATCCCGCGATCGAGGAGATCCTGCTCCGCATCGACTCGCCCGGCGGAATGGTCACCGGCACGCCCGAACTGGCCGCCGCCGTCGCCGCCGCCGACCGCATCAAACCCGTCGCCGCGCACACCTCCGGCATGATGGATTCCGCCGCCTACTGGATCGCCTCGCAGGCCCGCGCCATCTGCTGCACCCCGAGCGCCGATGTCGGCTGCATCGGCGTTTATCAAGTCTGCTACGACGAGACCGCCCTCATCGAGGGCTTCGGCGTGAAGGCCACCATCTTCAAAAGCGGAGACCTCAAAGCCGCCGGACATCCGCACATCCCCATGAGCGAAGCCCAGGCCGCGCACCTCCAGGCGGAGATCGACGCCATCGGCGTGCAATTCCGTGCCGCCGCCACCGCGCGCCGCCCCATCGATGAGGACTCCATGCGCGGCCAGTCCTTCCTCGGCACCGAGGCCCTGTCGCGCGGGCTGGTGGACGATGTCTGCACCATCGAGGGCCTGCTTTCCGTTTGACAACCCGCCGAAGACAACATGGGCCTCTTTTCCTCCTCCGCCACTCTCGAACAGCGCGTCGCGCAGCTTGAGTCCGACCTCGCCGCCTCCGCCGCGCAGGTCTCCATCCTCACCGACGACCTCGCCACCGCCACCCAGCGCGCTCTTACCGCCGAGGGCCTCGTCGTCACGCTCACCGCCGAGCGCGATGCCGCCACGGCCGCGCACGCCGCCTGTTCCGCGGAAAACGCCGTTCTCAGCCAGGTGGCCAATCTCATCGGACTCACTGCCGAGGCCGTCGCCGCACTCACCCCGGAGACCGCGCCCGCCGCCTTCGCCTCCGCCTTCGAGGCCCGCGCCGGAGCCCGTGCCGTGGAGCTGGCCGCCAGCCAGGGCGTCCCCGCCATCCCCACCGAGCCCTCCGGCACCGTCGCCGATTCCGACGAGGCCATCTACGACCGCTTCGCCGCCGCCGACTCCGCCGAGGCCACCCGCATGTTTCAGGATGCCACCCTCGGCCCCGTCATCCGCCGCGAATCCGCCCGCCGCCACGCCGCCGCGTAACCCCTCTCTCTCGCCCGCAACCAACCAACCAACAAACCAACAAGTAACTCTTTATGGCAACGATCAACTTCGACGACAAGATTTTCTCCCGGGAAATTCTCAACCAGGTCACCAAGCGCCTCGCGCCTCTCCGCGCGTTCGCCCGTGATTTCAGCATGGAGGCGAAAAACGTCGGCGACGCCATCGCCGTCCCGCTCATCGGCGCAGCCACCGCCACGACCTTCAGCCAGTCCGACAACTCGGGCAACCCCTACGAGCAGTCCGGCGGCAACGTCTCCGCGATCACCGTGTCTCTCAATGAGAACCACATCGTGCCCGTGGACATCACCGATCTCCAGGCGCTCAACCAATCCCCGGCCCGCGCCGAGGTCTTCGCCGTGCAGGCCGGCTCCGCGCTTTTCAATCGCGTCTTCGGTCGCATCACCTCGCTGGTCACTTCGGTGAACTTCGGCGCGATCGTCACCACCCTCGCCACCGCGAGTTGGACGCTCACCACCCTCCGCGCCCTCAAGCTCGTGCTCGAACAGCGCGACGCCGGCGTGGACCGCCGATCGCTCTTCATCCCCGTGGAGATCGAGGACACCGCACTGCTCGGCAACACGGCATTCAACGCCGCGATCAACTACGGCGGAGCCGAGGCCATCCGCGAGGGCCGCGTGCCGCGCGCCATCGGATTCGATGTCTATGCGCTCAACCAGATCCCGACCAACGGCATCTCGCTGACCGCCTGGGCGCAGACGCCCGACGCCATCGCCGTGGCCATGCGCCTCAAGCGCCCGCAGGACCTCTCCATGCTCGCCGCCTACGAGGAACTGAGCGATCCCGGCACCGGTTTCGCCTTCACCTACCGCCGGCATTACAACCCCGGCTCGGGCAAGCATCACATCAACATGGAAGTGCTCTTCGGCATGACCCAGGCGATCACCCTCAACCTGGCCCTCGCGACCAAGCCCTAACTCCACCTTCAACGTCCGCTGCGCAAGGCTAGCTGCGCAGCGGCGGAGTTTCTCCGGGGCCTCCCAGTGGCCTCAAAAGAAAACCCGAAAGCCCGACCGCTAGCCCGGTCGGGCTTTCCTTTTGCACCCATGAATCCACAGAAAATCTCCCTCGCCATCATCACCGGCAACATCGGCGCGCCGATGATGAACCGCTTCCTCGATCACTTCTGGCAGGTCGCCGACGAGATCATCGTCGTCCGCGCCATCGGCAATGAGCCCCCGGATGCCAGCCTTGAAATCGCATTCGATCGTGGATGCGTCACCGCGGAATATCACAATCGCATTGAGACAATCGTGGCTGAATCAGGGCAGCACCATATTTGCGGCGATAGCCCATCCAACTGGCCGCACGTCGATGACTTCGCCGCCGCCCGCAATCTCGCGTGGAGCATGGCCACCGGAGACTGGATCATGTGGGCCGATACCGACGACATCATCACCCAGGAGGCCGCAGCCGCCATCCGCGCCGCGATCGAGGAAAAAGGCGACCGCTTCGACATGTTGCAGACCCCCTACTGCGTCCCAGATGCCGGCCTGCTCGACAACCCCCGCGAGCGCGTGGTCCGCCGCGGCATCGCCCGCTGGGCGCAGCCCGTCCACGAATGCCTGGAACCCATCGACCCCGCGGCGAAGTGGCGCACCGCCACCTGCGCCGAGGGCCGCATCGTCCACGATCCCGGCCCGCGCCCGCCCGCCGCGCGCAACGGACGCAACCTTCGCATCCTCGAAAGCCTCCCGCCCGACCAGCTCACCACCTCCCTGCGCTACCATCTCTTCGCCGAGCTTTTCGCGATGGGGCGCAAAGCCGAGGGCGCGCTCGCCGCCGAGCATTTCCTCCTGCTGAAAGACGCCGGTCCCGTCGAGCGCTTCGAGTGCGCGCTCTCGCTTTCCATGGTCGCCGAAGATCCCGCCGACAAGGCGCAGTGGCTGCAGCTTGCCTTTCACGAGTGCCCCCACCGCCGCGAGCCGCTCGTGCTGCTCTCCAATCTCGCCCTCAACGCCGACGATCCCACCCGAGCCGAAGCCTACCTCCGCGCCGCCTCCGCCCTCCCGCTCCCGCAGCCTCCACCGTGGAATCTCCGCCGCAAGATGTGGGGATGGCAGTTCATCCAAGAGCAAGCCCGCGTGCTGCGCACCCAGGGGAACTTCCCCAAAGCCGAGGCCCTCGAAACGAATCACTTCCGCCGCCACGGAGCCCGCATCTCCCTTCTCCACGCCACCCGCGGACGCGCGCAGCAGGCCATCGAAACGCGAGCCCTCTGGCTCGAACGCGCCGCCGATCCCGACGCCATCGAGCATATCTTCGGCCTCGATCCCGACGACACGGAAGGCCCCGCGCTTGGCGGCTTCCGCCACATCATTCAGGACTCCCACGACGGCGGCCCCTGCGGTGCATGGAACATCGCCGCCACCGTCGCCGCGGGCGAAGTCTTCGTCCAAGTCTCCGACGACATGATCCCACCGCAAGGCTGGGACCGCGCCATCCTCGACGCCCTCGGCGTGACCACCGTCCCCGCCGTCCTCCGCGTCTCCGACGGCCACCGCACCGACGGCCTCATCGTCCTCGCCATCGTCACCCGCGCCTGGTGGCGGCAGGAAGGCCACCTTTTCCACCCCGCCTTTTTCTCCATGTATTCCGACAACTGGCTCACCGAACGAGCCGCCGCCCACGGAGCCATCATCGAAGCCCCGCACCT